CTACACCCATTTTTACAGCCGTTTCAGCAAAGGTGGTGAGCTCCTTACTTGCAATACCGGACTGCGCACCAGCGGCGACAATCGCAGCAATGTCCTTGGCTGCCATAGGCAAACGAGTCGACATTTCAACAATTTCATTATTAATGGATTTGAACTCAGCTTCGGTACCGTTAAAGACCTTTTTGACATCGGCTAGAGAGGACTCATAATCGATGGCCAGTTTTACGGGCACAGTCATGGCTGCCGTGCCAACACCTGCCACCATTAAGCCTTTTTTGGCGAAGTCTGAACCTTTTTGTAGGATGGCTTGGGTTTTGGCAAAACGCTCTTGCGCCTTACTGTTTTTATCCAAGGCATCACGACGTTTATTCAACTCCATGGTGGTGAGGTGGATTTTATTTTTAAGCGCACTTTCTTCGTCAGTGAGCTGTTCTACACCTCTGGATAGTTTGTCGACATTGAGTCCAGCTTTTTGCAAAGTTTGGATATGGTTTTGCAATTCGTTACGTTGGGTGGTTTCAGTACTCTTGAGCCGGCGAATCCCTTGTTCGAGGTTTTTAATTTTGTTGAGTTGAGTCTCGGTTAAGGTGTTACCGTTTTTCTGTAAGCTTTGTAGTTGCTTTAATTCACTCCGATACTCTGCCGTTTTATTGGCTGTAGCCTCTAAGGCAGTTTGCGTTTCCTTATAGCGGTTGATATGGCCTTGTTGATCCTGAAGCGCTTTAAGCTCAGTACGCGTTTTTTTAAAGGCGGTACCGAGGTTCTGTGAGCCACCAATAATCGCCTTCATGGGGCCAGACATATTGTCCTTTGCGTCAAAAAAAACGCGTAAATTTAAGGTCGACATTGGTGGGAATACCTTCACTCGTTGGTTTGATTACGCTCTAAAGCTTTTTGGTGCCACATAAATAATTCGCTGAGGCTCATTTCTGCGAAGTCGCGTGGTGACCAGTGGAAGACCAAAGCTATGTTGGCCATGACATCGGGAATACTGTCTATAATTGGATATCGGTCGCTGCACGTTGCGACTTCGGCATCAAAAAATAGATGATGTGACCTGCAATTTGACCAAGATCAACTGGGTCTAAAAGGGGCATTGCTTCACGTGGGATTTGTGGCCATACACATTTGGGAATGATTTGGCAGAGTGCATTTACATCGGAACGGTAAATGTCCTGGAGGGAGAGTCCAGAAAGTGCGACCGTACCTGGCTTACGAATCATAATTTCCGAAATGGTTTGTCCACCAACTTGAATTGGTGTTTCAAGGGTGTATTGGGCTTCGTTTGGGTTTTTGATTACTTCGAGGTTTTCTGCTTGTTGTTGCATATTCATCGCGTTTGAATTCCTAAGTTTAAAAAAGACCTACTGCATAAAATTGTGCAGTAGGTCGGGCATTACAGACCGCAGGCTTTACGCTGTGCTTCTAAACGATCGACACCGTTGACGATTTCTTTCATGGCCAAAGTATCGATTTCAATTTCTTTATTGCCGTTGACCGTAAGCTTGTAATAGGTCCATTTGGTTTTAATGGTTTGTTCAGTGTCATCACCAGGCTTTTGGGTACCCATACTGATTTCTTCATGACGACCACGAATCACAACTTCGACAGGAGTGACTGCACCTGTGTCGTCTTGTTGATATGCACCAGCGAAGCGTAGTAAGACGCCAGAGGCAGAGGTAATGCCGAACTGACGTAGTGATGTCAGATTGAGACCTCCGATTTTCCATTCAAAATCGATAGAGTCTTCAGACATACCTTGGTCGATGGCAACAGGGCCATTCATACCACCACCTCGCCAGTTCTCGAAGTTACGTCCTAAGGTTGGAAGCGTACATTCCGCAACTTCACCGACCAATGATTCAGCATCATTGAATAGGTTCATGTTTTTAAGTTTGTTTGGTAATCCCATGTGTGTTTACTCAAATAGGGGGAGGACAAATCACAGCTTTATGCTGTGATTCGTGCGCCAAAATCTGCGAGGTAGTCGTCTGTGATCATTTGGTAGAAGCCAAGATCTTCAAGTGGTGGAACTGGACCGTAGTCATAAGAGAGGCGGAATTTTCCTGCTTTTAAATTTTCTACAGGGTTCTTTGTCTCGTCATACCAAGCTTCACCACCCATGAGGTAGCCGTTATTGGTTAGGTCACTGAGTTTGGCGCGAATGCCCTCAATGAGGTCGCTGGCCAGTGATGGATGAAGTGGTTTATCGACTGCCCACATATGCGCTTCAGCAACCGTGTCAGCAATGATTTGAGCCGTGCGTGTGTAGTTCTCGAAAGGAAATAGTCCTTCCGCGTCGCAGGTACGAGAGCCCCAAAAGCGAAAGCCATCTTCACGAATGAGCGTAGTAATGCCATTTGAGTTGAGATAGTCGGCATCTGTGCCAGTTTGCTGTAGATCCCACCAGACATCTTTACTAATACCAACAACACCACTGACCGCGACATTGGAAATAACTTTGTGCCAACCTGTTAAATTGTCAATTTTGGCACGTAGCCCCAGTGCATAAGCTACAGGGGAGATAGCTTCATTTTGCGAAGTCTCGGTATTGAAATGAATGAACTGAGGCCAGATCAGCATGAGTTCTCGTGCAGCAAACGATTCACGATAAGCCACAACTTCTTCTTTGGTTCCGCAGCCATAAGCATAGGCATAAGCGAAAGCACGTAGCTTTTGTGCAGTGCTCGCCAGTGCTGTCGTTACTGCTTGGGTATCAAGTCCTGGTGCACCAATTAAACGAGGAGTCACACCCAGTTTTGCTTTTGCCGTGAGTAGGGCTTTTAAGCCTGTGTATTGACCTGAAGCTGTTGTAGTTCCAATGACAAGTGAACTTTGTTCTGCTTCTGTCTCAGCGCTATCCACACGGACAACTACAACCGTTGTATTGGTTTGGTCGACGATCGCTTGTAGCGACGACTTTAAGGTACCTAACTTTCCTGCTTTACCAATCACGCTTTGGATATTGGTGATGAGGATAGGTGTATTGAGTGGAAAGGAGGTAGCATCCGCATCTGAAGCGGTTGCAATCAAACCGATAATACTGGTGGCCACTGTACGGATCGAACGCGTACCGTTATTGACCTCTGCAACACGGACACCGTGGTGATATTCATCTAATGCCATAGGGCAACCTTTTGTTGATGTTCTAGTTCATCAAAAGGCTTACATACAAAACCCCACGTTTTAAGCGCGAGGTTTTGTAAGAGGGTATGCTACAAATTGGAGTTTATTAAAGACAGAACATCAGGATTGTTTTTCAAAAATTCAGCCAGTTTTTCTTCTGGTGTTTCCACTTGCTGAACTTCAGGCTTTTGGATCAGTTCCCATTTGAAACCATTCCAACGTGGCCATTGTTCTTCAGACCATTCAGAAGGTGGTGCTATCTCGACACAACCTGCAGGGATAGCAAATACACCAGGTTCAAGTGGTGACTCATTGGCTATTGTCTCTCCAACAAATAAACCTGAATAATTGGTTTGATACACGGTAATCTGATTCATGTTTCATTCCTTAATAGCGGATACAGGCAAGCCATGCGATGTTACGTGGTCTGTTTTCATTTGCAGTGGGTACAACACGCGATGCATCAAATGTTGCTGTGAGTAAGCCCCAATTTTCACCTGTTGAAATTCTTCCAGCCGCTTTTTCACTTAGAGAAAAAGCGCCAGTATATGAAGATGCGGGCACTCTTGCACCTGACCCACCAGGTGTGTCACCTGTAATGTTTCGAATTGCATCACCTTGTTTGCTGCCGATTAAACGACCAACATCAATACCACGTCCATCATCTGCATAACGTGGAAACTCTGCACGTGCATCAGGCACGTTAAAAGTATTTACGCCATCGCCAGCACCATAATAAATACCGATTGCAGCAAATAGATCTGCATAAGCAGTCCGAGAATAAGCTGCACCATTACATTTTAATAATCGGTAACCAGTCGGGATATTTTGTGAAGCCAAAGTGATAACAGTACCAGGTGGACAGTCATTGTATCTCGCCTCATCCGAACTCATGACACCTAAGTTCTGGCGTGCTAAATGTTTATTTAAGATGTCGGAAAGGTTATTTTTTTGAGCCAAAGGATAAGGTGCAGCTCCTAAAGGTTCATTTTGAACAATCAGGATTTTGGCCCCAGCATAAGCCTTACCCAAAGTAATTTGCGTATTTGAGGTTGCAAGCCAACCATTGGCACCAACTTTGTTGGTAATACGTTCGCC